TGACTGCGAATGTCCAGACTGCGATGTCTGTTCCTGTGGTGCCTAATTTTACACAGGGCTCGATGACCTCAAATACAGAGACAACTTCCACTGTGTCTGAGACCATAAATAGTATGAATTATGATACTGGCTACCAGTATGTCATAACAGGAACAAATATTTCACATGATGGCGATACTATTTCCGCACCAAACTCAACAGGGAATAGTAATACATTAAATGGAGTGACTTCAACATGGACGAATTTGGATTTACAAAGCAAACCAAACTTCACGATAACAACACCGGGAGATCCCTTTCAATTTACAGAAAGTTATTCCGGGCCTGGCCTCTCAAATCACACAATAATACAGAGGACAACAACTATCCAAAGCGTAACAAACACAACAAGCACCTTCTCAAACTGATTTCAATCTGTTTATTGGGAACTGCGTCACCTACATTTGCGAGTGATATTGGTGGTGTTTCTGCGACTGCGAATCCTGTTGCCAACTCTTCAGGCTCAGTGACCAATCAAGCAATACAAGTTTTACAAGGCCCATATATAACAAACACTTATGGTAACGGGATACAATGTCAAGGCCCTACCATGAATATTACTCCATTTCTCACCGGAAATATTGCCATAAAGCGGCCATATGAGGATTATTGGATGGATCCAGTGTACAACAATGTAGACGCAGATAATGACGATGTGCCAGATAATCCCGGCCAGATTTTGTATTATAAACCCGTAAAGACAAATCAAAAAGATAGTAGCACAGTGTCACTTGGTGTATCTGCTACTTGGTCGAAACCATTAGATAAAGAATTACAGCAGCAATGTAAAGATGCAGCAGCAGCAAATATTGCATTAATGGAGCAGAGTGTATCAAATAAAAGATTAGACTTTGAAATTGCTAGACTTAAGAACTGTGGAGAGTTAATGAAAGCTGGCATCATGTTCCATCCAAAGTCACCATATTATAAGGTATGTGCTGATGTAGTATTAGTCAATCCACCCGGAGTTGTAGCAGAACACAATCATACCATCGAACATAAACCTTTACCAACTAATATACCAACTGGTGATGCAAGCACCTTAAAGGAGATATCAATTGGTCAAAATTGAATTTGAAAAACAATTTGGTAAAGGCACGGATCCTTGGTATGCGAAAGCAGAACGATGGGCAAAGAAACAAAAGTTTCCCATATCTTTTTTGTTACTTGGTCTTATTGAATATCTAAAAAGACAATGGATTAACGCAAAAGTTTATAATACAATGAGAGATGTTGATATACAAGTAGATAATATCAAGAAAACATGGGATGACGATCCAAAACCAACAGTGATTGAAACACCTTCAGAGGTAGATGGATTAAATGATATGTCTATTTCTTTTTCTTCAGAGGAGGAAGACCCTTCTTCGCACGATACTCATTCGTTTTAATTTCTGCACGGGTAGGAGGTTCAACTTTCTTACCTAATTTTTTCTGCATTGTTTTCCATATCTTTGTAAGTATCGGTTTAACTATCCTAAGAATAATAGGTGTCGCAGTCGCACCTGCTGTGGCTATAACTGCGATGGCGAGTGCATTTGTTGCTTGATTTGTAGACGGTATAAATTTTTCAATAGCTGTAGTAGGTTCATATAATGTCTCACAGACCTTACCATCATCACTAAGTTTATGACCCACAACTCTTTCATCACCTGATTGAG